TTGGTTTCATCATATTTGAAATCAAACACAGGAACTGGTGCTTCTGGACTAATTCTAGTAATTTCACCAAAATGATATTCGTCTTTACACGACTCTCCCAAAAGCAATACTTTCAATGGTTTTTGTAGTAGAATATTGAGGGATTCTTTTGAAAAAATGGATTTCTTTTGCATATTCGCTACCAATCACTTTCTTCCCTTGCCAATCAGATCCTATTATCATAATATCGGGATTTATCGTTTGTACTAAATGTATGAGTTCTTCGTCTGTATCAAAAACCGATACTTTATCCACATACCTAATAGCATTCAAAATAGCCATTCTACTATTGCTATCATTAATTGGACGGCTCTTTCCTTTTTTCTCGCCAATTCTTCTATCAGAATCTATTCCAACAACTAATTCATCAGCCAATGATTTTGCATATCTGAGCATTTCTATATGCCCAAGATGCAAAATATCAAAACATCCATTAGTAAATGCTATCTTCATACCACACTCCACCCTTCACAATAAATATCATCCCATTTTTGAGGAACTGTTGGGTCGCTTCCAAACCATTTGGAAGGAGCAACAACATCTTTCTGCTTACCCAACCATGCTCCCCACCAACTCAATGAACTATTTGCAATGATTGCGCTAGAACACTCTGTCATAAGAGCAAAATCATATCCTAAATCCATTTGAGAGAATGGCGAATAAAGAGGGTTAAGAAACGAAAGATTTTCCTTGCACCAAAGAATATCATCAGACATAACCACAAACTTCTTTGCCTTGGAAGCATCTACCGCTCTCTTTATATATTCGACTGTAACAGGAGGATGACAATGGGATACATTTACATAATCTCCTCTCCGTACATGGATGAAACCCAATCCTTCGTGATTTTGCACAAAGTCTCTTGCCTTCTGTACAAACTTTTCCTTGATTCTTAGGTGTTCCCGCAAAGAATCAGCACAATGAGAAAAATATTTCGGTGATTGGAAATACCCAACAAGATCCGTACCATCAGGTATCCTGTCAATGTCTTCAAGATATACTGTAGCCGCTCCTCCTGGTTCTCCTATTCTCTGCATGATGCCACTTGGTTCGCCAAAACGAATCCCATCAAACACATCCCCTAATGTACATTTAGGGCTTTTTGGTATGCAGAAATCGTAACCATTCTTCTTATGCAATCCGAAAAGAACAGCATATTGAAAGAGTTGGTTTCCAAATCGACCGTAGTTACCTATGTTGTAGAAAGTAATCATGCTATGCTCTTGTTCGTCCAAAAGGTGTTGCGTTCACATACTTGAAAGAAATAGTGCTTTGGTGTGGCTAGTACATTGTACTGTTCCTGCAACATAGCCAAGGCTACATCGCAATGCCTATTCCCTGAAGGATTTTCCAAATAACTTTTCATTGAATCTCTAGCCGCCTCACCGTATTCCTTCGTCAGATACAGCACTGCATGAGCAGATGTCATCCTCTTGATACGGTACAGATCGCCTTGCTTGCTGATGGATGTTGCAGAAGGCATAAGAGACTGCCTAGCCCTTTCCCCATCCCATGCCCACCAACTGTATCCAAGATACAGGGCATCAGCATCGTTTGGAACAGAGATTTCATTGGAATATGCGCCAGTGGTCTGTACATCATCTTCCAAGACCAACAAGGGTTCTGAGAAATCATGCGAAGTCAGTACACCAATATGCGAAAGAGCACAACCTACAACTGGATCTTTTGATTCGATTCCATCAAAGAAAGTCCAACGCTCATATCCCAATCCCCCGAGAAGCCTTTTGATTCCATCTCTCCGAAGGGTGGATTTCTGCATGGATATACAGACTGTCTTGATCTTTCTTAGATCAATTTGCATATTCGTATCCAGAATTAGGTGTGCTGCCCCACAACTGTTTGGCATAAATCTTGGCTTCTCCTGTATATTCCATTCCTGTATAGTGACGGGGGATGAAATAGAAACTAGGATAGACGGCAAGATTAGAATACCTGTACTTATGTACGGTTTCGGTCAAGAACACAGGGCCTACCGTTTTCCATGCACTCTTTCCACCTTCCCAAATTTTGGTGTGATCCTTTGCATGGAGTTCATTCACTAAAATCTTGATAAGACTGTTATTTTTGGAAGCACCAAGATATCCTGCGGCAATAAGACCAGGACGAACCAACTCGTTCTCATAGCAGGCAAAGGAATCATTCTGTAGAAGATAATCATCAAGCGGATTCACACAGACGGCATCTGCATCCAAGAAGAATCCACCAAAACGCTCAAGGATTTCCCAACGGGCAATGTCACACTTTCCATTCCATTCTGGCATATAATCATAGTGTTTCTGATTATACAGTCCGTTTGGAAAATATTCATGGAGCATTTCTTGCGTCCAAAGAATATGCTCCCATCCAGGATGGGCATCTTTCCAAGTTTGTATGAGATTCATTGGGGGTGGCTTAGGCCCTACCCAAAACTGATGGATAATCTTCGGTATCATAATATAGACCTCAATGTGCTAGAGTTATCTCTTTCCCTTGTCCTTACCTATGTGGTATTTAGGTTCCAAAGTCCAATCCTTCTTCTCGGAGTGGGCTAGAATCTTGATTTGATTGATCTCACAGGCAGGAGCAGCCTTTGCAGGATCGGTGATTTTCACTAGACCCCATTCCTGTAGAAGCAAGGCAATCTTGTTTCGACGGGCAACATCCTCTTCTCCCAAATTGGTTGGCAAGCCGTCAAGGGCAAACAGTTCCTTGAAATGTGTGATGTAGTATTTGCCCCGCTTGTGTAGGATATGACACGATTGCCACAGTTTCTTGTCCTTGTTGGAGCAGACTCCTATACGGGTCAGAGTTTCCTTCACCTTGAGAAAGTTCTCCGCAGTCGGCAACTCCACTTCAAGCAAATCCTTGATTTCAATATCAATATATTTTTCTTCTTTCTCGCTCATATGCAAAACCTCATTCTAATGTTTATTATCCCTTCCGTTATGTAGGAAATAGAGGGATTCTATAAACAAAAGAATGAGGTTTTGGTGCTAGGGATGGCTGTTTGTGTATTCTTGGATTATCTTCTGTAGGTCTTCCTTCTTCAAGATTCGTAAATAATCCCGTGCCTTATTTTTAGAAATATTGTAGAACCACCCTACGGCTTCCTCTTCCCCAGATTCTGCCCGTTTCTGCCACGGAGAGAACCGCTTGCGCTTTCGCAAGGAATGGAACAGGTAATCGTAGTGCATCTTCTTGTCTGTTACTCCCCTTGAGTTTAGTTCATTTGCATGAAAAAGGGTATCAGGAAAGTTGGAGAAGCACCGTGCCACGATATAAGGCACATACTCACGCTCATTCTCCCGTGAGATTACAGGTTCCTTGCCAGTGTTTATGGAGTTGAGAATATCTCCTAGTTTCACTGGAACTCACACTCCATCATCAGATGTACCAAACAAGCCGTGAGATTGATCTCTCCATCAGCCACAAACGCTGCCTTGTATTGGTAGTCTGAAAGAATAAGCACAGCCTGTGGAATGGATTCAGTCTTGAAATAACCGTACAGATTATCATAGATTTGACGGAAGATGCGGGTCTGATCGTTATCAAGATTCTGCACGACCCATTTGCGGACTTCATTGAAGTTCTTTTCCTTCATATAGCCCACAAGTTCCTTCGTCTTGATCTCACCCACAGCCTGTAGGATTCCCACATCAATCTCACCACCAACAGAATACCGCTGTAGTTCATTCAGAACCTTGCGGAAATCAGGGAAGTAGCGCATGATGAGTTCGGCAACAACCTTCTCGTCGTACTTTACTCCCTCTGCCTGTAGGATTCCCTTTACCCGATCCATGAACTGTCCAGCCAACTTGGGCTTTTCCTTCACAGGAATGGAAAACTCCACGGTTGTGCATCGTGAGTGTAGCGGTTCAATGATGCGATTCTTAAAGTTGCAAGTAAGAATGAATCGGCAGTTTGCAGCAAACTCCTCAATGAATCCACGAAGTGCTGGCTGCGTGGATTGTGCATTGGAATAGTCAAACTCGTCAAGAATCACGACCTTCTTGCCACCACCCAACGAAACAGTGGATGCAAAGTTCCTGATCTTCGTCCGCAAGGTGTCGATATTTCCATCTTCAGAGCAGTTGATAAGCATGAAATCACAGCCCAACTCATCGCAAAGAGCCTTTGCAATCGTTGTCTTGCCTGTTCCTGCTGTACCTGACAAGAGGAGGTTATGCACCTCCCCATTGTCCACCATCTCTTGAAATGTCTTCTTGATACCTGACGGAAGTACACAGTCCTGAACCCGCTTGGGTCGATACTTTTCAACCCAAAGCAAGTTCTGGAGATAAGAAGCAGTCATGTATTACTCCTGTTCGTCGCCAGCCTTGTAGTCCATAGCAATGAAATACTTGATATCTTCGGTCTTGTGGGTGAACCGAGAAACAATGTTCTTTGAAATCTCTAGAACATAATCACCAGGAATCAACTTCAGAGTCTCGACCTTAAATGACACCGAGAAAGGCTCATCGTAATCAGCCTGTAGTTCAATGGTGTATTCATTGGAAGACGGATCACTCTTGTCATACAGGACAGCAACAGCCGAATCCTCTCCCCGTGACTTGATCTTCAGATTCGGCAACTGCATGACTGCGGAAGCCTTTAGGATTTCAGCCAAACGCTGTCCAGTCATCTCCATCTTTGCAACCACGGCTGGCATGGAGAGTTTCTTTGTCACAGGCTGAACAATGGCAGGATCAGAGTACCAATACTTGATCTTGGCTCCATTGTTTCCGCTGATGACAACATTATCATCGGTGAATGCAAGTTCGGGGGCTTGCAGCAGGGAAACCGTGGAGAGAAAGCGGTTGAGATCAAAAATTCGAACCGTGTGGTCGAACTTCTCATCCACGGCTGCTTCTGCCATGATGTTCTTTGTTGGGGAGAGGGTAACAATCTTGTTACCTTCGGTGATGCAGATATTCGGATTGATACCTGCAAAGTTCTTGAGGATTTCGTGCGTTTTCTTTGAGAGAATCATAGTATTGGTTTCCACAGTTGGCATTGGGTTTATCTCCTATTCTGCCGTTCATCTTCTTCAAACAGTTCATCAAACTCTTCAAAATCACCAGATGCAAGGGCATCCTTGATATTGTGCTTGAACTCGCTTCGACCGTGCTTTTTGTCAGCGTGTTTTGCTGCTCTTCGTGCGTCACGGTTATCATCGTAATCTCTATTGCTTCGTCTATCTCTGCTCATCTCACATCTCTATCCTTTCGATTAGAACTCGTCCAAGCACTCCATGAGATTCTTCAATCGGTGCTCCATAAAGTAGTTTATCAGTTTGGAGCGTGAAGAATCGTGAGGCTCTTCCCACTTATTTAGGATCGCAGCCTCTATATCTGGAGGAATCTTTGAAAGATCAATAAGAGTCTTGTTTCTTTCCCAATTCTTTCTGATTGTCTCATCAAAGAAAAGATTATCAGAACCCAAGGACTCCTGTAGTTCTTTTAGTTTCTTTTGAGTAATGGGCTTCTGTCGCTTTTCAGCAGACACAAAGCAATCATCATCGGAAAGAACATTAGGTACACCATCTCCCGAATCACCACGAATGATGTGTTCGTTCAGCGTACCGATAGGGTCTTTGCAGACAATCTTTCCCTTTGTGGTTGGAGAATACTGCTCCACTCCAGAATACTGCTGCAACTGGGCAAAATCCTTGTCAGAAGATACAATGATGATTGGTTCCTGCTTGTGAAAGTGCTTGCACAAGACTGCAATCACATCGTCTGCCTCGCAGTCGTGAATCCTCATGTGCTTGTAGGGGAAGTTGTCACGAACTTCATCCCTGATCTTTGTTAGGATATCAAAAGCACGATCCCACTTGGCTTCATTCCCTTCACGATCCTTCTTGCGATTAGCCTTGTAGTGGGGGAAAACACCCTTGCGCCAAGAGTTAGCGTCCTGACACAACACAATCTCTCCATACTTTCCCTTGAACTTTGTTCGGTACATACGATAAGTATTGAGGGTAATATGCCGCACCATCTCCTCGTCAATAGTGGAGATATCCTTCACTTGAGTGAAGATTGTGGACAGCAACAGTTGTGTATTGTCGATAAGAATCATTTTGAAGTCTTCTTTGACCACACCAAAATAGTGTGTGGATTCACTCTTCCATTAGGCTTTGATGGCTTTGCCTTTATATCATCAAATCTTCGTTGAACAACGGCAAAACCAATATTGGTGAATATAGTTAGAGTTTCCTTTGGCTTACGCAAACGCTTGGATTCAGAACGGTCAGAGAAGTTCAGGATTGTTGAACCCTTTACACTCAAGCCCCCTTCCTTGCCGTGATAAAGCGTAAGAACTCTGGTCTTTGTATTGAACACCGTCAGCATTTCTGCACCAAGTATATCACGGGCAGGAATGGAAGTCAAACCAAAATCATCATCTTTTTCTTTATATTTGAGAGCCTTAACCATCTTTGCAGGATCAACAGGCTTCTTCTTACGAATCTTCTTTGGGTATTCCGTTTCAAGATATTTTGTAACATCATCATGTGAGTCACAAATAAACTTATGATAACGGGAGAGTTTGGGTTTTGGCAAATATGAATAACCTTCCCGCTGATCGGACTTGGGATCGTCTACGGCGATCTGCAACTCTGATCGGGAACGGACAAGAGTTTCTTCAATATCCTCTGCAACGGTCTTGCTGGCACGAATGCTGGTAAGCCAACGCCCAACATCAATTTTAGTTTTGCCTTCAGAGATTATTTCTCCTAACCCACGATCAAGCAGATTATTGAAATAACAAAGAGCATCAAAATCTTCGGGTTTCACCTTTATCTCCATTCAGAGAATACTTTTTCCATTAGTCCTGATTTTGGCGAATACGAGTAGTAAGCCGTTTGTTTCTTTACATTACCTTTAGTCAACAGGTCAATGCGTTCACTTTGATCTTTTACATCATCCAAGCATATGCCAGAAGGCATAACATAATCTTCTATTCGGCTCAATATGAATCTTTCGTCGCTTTCCCAACCTATCACTTTATCATAGGCGAAGGTTATGCGCTTGTCAACCTCTTGATAAGGAAACTTTGTCAAATCTCCTATCTTATAGAAATGAATCTCGTCCATCTCAATAATATCACTAGGCTTGTGTTTGGTATATCCTTCTATTGCCAAACATTTTCTATTGGGAGTAATATAGAAATCCGTTATACGCATAGCCAAATCCCGCTTGGATTTCTCTGCAATATAATCATATTTCTTGCCTTCTGTTATATTGATTAGGGTAAATCCCTGATAGTCCTCTGCACACAACAGATAGTCTTTGCCATCAAGGTCTTCAATGAACAGAAAAGGAAAATCTGCTTCATTTCTGATGATTTTTCCCATTCTGTCGCCATCAGAACTTCTTATTATTTCTACCACGGAATAGAAGGGGCATCGCATATCTTTTACAGAATAAGGCAAAAGTTCCAACTTATATTTTCCAGATGGAGAAGCCCGATTCTCTTTTTTGCCCTTTAGAGGCTTTCCAAGAGAAACCGCTTGTATCACCTTGCTTCTCCTCTCCTCATACCAAGGATCAGTGGCGTAGTTCATGCGCCCTCCTTTTGCAGAGGTTAGTTCGTGTAATCTGCCAGGGTCGAGAAGTTGTTTTTCTTCTTGAATACCATTCGATTCTTGAACTTGTCCCCCATTGATTCTGGATTTTTGTGAGAAATAACAAAAACTCTCACAGAACTATCTATGCTTTTAAGTATATCCAAGAAGGCATCCGTTGCACTGTCATCCAATGATCCATCAAGGATTTCATCCAATATAAGAAGATTGCAGTTCACAGAGTTCTTCTGCTGTGCAATGGCTCTCCAAGCAAACAGCAGAGCCAAATCTATTCTTCGTTTTTCTCCTTCTGAAAAACTTTCATA